CTCTCCCCCGCCCCCAGAATACCGTTCTCCCCGTGCGCCTTGACCTTTATCCCCCCTCCACTCGGAACCCCCACCTCCCACTTTGGACCCCCCTGCCCGAGCCACTGAAATATGTCATTGAGGAAATTGAACGCTTCCATTGCTAGGGCCTGTGGTAATCCGGCCCGTACACGCAGTGCAGAAATTCATGGCCAATAGTGGACGTTTCTTCGTCATCCACCACGGTCGGGCGCACCACGTACATATCCAAATGACAGAAATTGTGCGACTCCGCGTATGGCTCTGAGCCAGAAAATCCCAGTATGTCTCTTTCGACCTCAACGATATTTAGTTCTTCGGCGAAGTGCAGAAAGCGATAGTCCTGCATTTCAGCCTCGGTATCGAAGAAGAAAATACTCACCATCACGTTTGTGATCTCGTAAGGCTTGACGATGTCCTCGGCATGGGCCGGCAGGCCCGTCGAAATTATTAGTAAAATCAACAGTTTACTTAGGTTTTCCGTTATCGTCATAGCCGCTAACCTCCTTCAAAATTGCTGTTTCCAAAAGCTGGATCGTGTACTCCAGGTCCTTAATTTTATCTTTCTGTTCAAGGTAGGCCATCTGCAGAGAGCCGATCATTTTCTGTCCAAGCTTGCGCGTCTCGCGCAGTTTATCGCCCAGCAGGTTGTTCGCCGTCACCTGGTCGTGGAATCTGTTTTCCCATTTCGCGGCGGTCATCGTTTTTTATCCGCTTCTTGTTCGTCCGCTCCTGCCACCGTTTCGGTCTCCAGTATTGAAAGCATTTTCTGCTTGCCATGACTGGATATCGTGTAGTTTCCGTTCGTGAGTCGTTCTACGAGTCGACCATCAAACAGACCGTAGAAAGTCGAAGGCCAAAGTTTAGCACCATCGAGACCGTCACGCGTGGTCGCGTAGTGTTGGTTTTTGAATGTAACTTCCCAGCCATCGTCCAGGCTACGAAGCAGCTCCAATTGAGCGGCTGTCAGTGATTTCAATTTTTATTGCTCTTGTAGGGTTGAAAGTGAATACTTCACCAACCATTAGTCCGGTGCCGTGATCCGCGCGCGTATATCCACGACAGTTCCCAACATCTCGCGTGACACCGACCATCTCGTCCCAGACATGATGGGTGTGTCCGCTGATCCATAGCTTTGGTTTCATCTCGCGAATCATGAGATTCATGTCGTTTACAAACCATGAATTCAAAACGTCTCCGGCGAACCGTGCCCGGTCAACGCCGTTGAACGTTGGAGGAAAGTGCGTAATAACCACATCGCCTTCCTTGATTACTTTGAGCAGGTAGTTGAGGTCTTTCCAGTGCGCGTTTACGTGGTCATCTATGGTCCAGCCGCGGATTGACCGGTAGTCGTTTATGTACAGGCGTGCCTGGATGTGTGCGTTCTGGGCTGGGTTTGACCAAAGTGTTGCGCCGACAAAGCGCTGGCCGTCGATGGTAACAACGTCCTGGTCGAGGAAACAAAACCTGTCGTGTTCGTCTTCCAGGGTACGCAAAAATTCCTTGGCCTCTGAAATGGACCAACCGTACCCCTCGTGATTACCCAGCACAAACAGGACTGCCTGGTACCCCAGGGCCATTGTCCTGTCAAGGAAGATTTCGAATCTCTCCGCGGAATGTCCGGTAAAGATGTCGCCGGCAAGTACGAGTACGTCGCCGTTCTTCTCTACAACGAAATCGCTGCACTCAAGGTGCAAGTCGCTCATGTATTGTATGACTAGATTTCTTTGCATAGGTATTTTTTGGCCATTTCCAGAACATCCGCATCCCTCAGGTACCCAATGCCAATATTGCACCTAACGCATAAAATGCCCCTTACCTCGCCAGTCTCATGATCGTGATCAACGTGTGTAGTGCTACCCCACAAGTCTAGTGAGGCCTCACAAATAGCGCAAAACCAATCCTGCGCTGCCAGCATATCTTCAAAATCTGAAAAAGATATGCCGTACTTGTGCTTCAGGGTCCAGTCTTTTTTATAGCGCTTCCACCGAGCAGGGTCTTGCGCACGATAGGCCGCTACGCTTTTGTTAATCTTATCCCTGTTTTTCTTACGATACTCAATATCGTAAAGCCTCTTGGCTTCCTTCTTGTTCACGGTGAGCCCTTTCGGGGGCCGTAGACCAGCACTTCCAACTCCTCAAGAACTTCCGCCATGTCGTCGAATAGTTCGTTGGGTAGCTCTACCGCACCGACCGCGGCATTGATCGATGCAGCGTTCAGACGATCCACGACAGAGTCGAGTCGCTTCCTTAGGGGAAGTTTGATGTTGATTTTAGCCATGTTGCCTCCAGTGGCTAGATTAATAAATTCCGCGCATCATGCGCCTAAAATCTCCGCCTGTCATGCACGAAAAACCAAGCAGGTTTGCGTGCTTCGGTAGCCAGGTCGGATCGCGCTCCATACGGAGGCGGTCAAAATGACTGGCCCCGTCAATTATCCAAACCATATTGTTCGTCTTGCAATCAGCGCGAGCGGAAAGAATTGCCTCGTGCTGCAGTATGCGTTTATTAACTCGCTCATGTTCAGCCCGCAGCTCATATGCTGCCGCTTCGGCCGGCGTCATTCCCCCAGTCGGGTTTGCCGCACACCCCGACGACAGAATGAAAATTGCCGCAATCATCAATTTCAAGATGCCCATGTATTTCGTACTCCGGGTAGGGTTGCCTTGTCCCTTCAACGTACCTCTTCCTACCAGTCACTGAAATGATACCACGTCTGCGAGCGCGGCGCAGCATGTTGTTCAAAGAATGGCGAGACTCCGCGAACCCTATGTACGGGGCCAGCTCGTCCGCTATTTCATTGATTGTTAAGGCCTTGCCCTCTATGCCTGCCGGGCCGAGCGCAATCATCGCTCTTGTAGTCCAGCTTTCTTTTTCGTACCCGATGTTATTTACGACCTGCTGCTGCATGTTTCGAAACCAGTCCGAGTCCTGCAGAGTCAAGAAAATATTTAAGTGCGCCACACCCTCGCACCCCGAAAGTAGAATGCTTTTCTTGTAGCCTTTTCGTCCTCGAACTTCGGTCTGTACCCTTGATGCGCGTAGCATAGTTCTTCCACCATTTCCTTAACTATGACGGGGCTTGCCTTCGTGTGCCCCTTGCCCTTCGTGTGTCGCTCGAACGTTCTGCGCACGCTTGTTGCGACAGCTTCCCGAACCCACACCCCTTCACAGGGTTTCCCAAGCCACGATACTATCGTAAACTCCCATTTTTTCTTTCGACCGCCCTCTCGCTCTTCTTTCATACTGGATCTACTACATCCCTAAAATCGTCGAGTTTCCGCTGCTTAAGTTCTTCGGCCCTGTTGAGTTCGTGCCGATATATATCGACCAGGTCCGCCTTCTTGCAGTCTATTATGACAATCTTCCTGGTCTCGTACATAAGAAACATTTCGTCGTTGCCCAGATTGCAATACTGGTGCTTGTAGCATTCTGAAAGCGACTCATTGAGTATCGTGTTGAGCCGACAGGACTGCCTGAAGTCCATGGCCTCCTCTTCCTGCTCGGCATACACGATCACAGGCAGCGGCGCCGAAAACTTCAATATAGCCCAGATCGCAACGGACACTGCCAGCGTAACCAGTAACAGAAACGTTGAAGTCGTCCTACTTCCAGTGCGGGGCTTTGTCGTACTTGCCATCTCGTCTCCTTGGAACCACTTCGTTGCGAAGTTTGCTTTTTTCATGTCCTGGGTATCCTTCGTTCCACCAAAGTCCTGTCCGCTTGAGCCAGGTGCGTACGATCTTGCGGTACCCGCTTGGCTTGTGCGTGGCGCCTATCTTCGTTTTCTTGCACGGCGTCGGCCGCTTGCGCCGGCGCTGCTTGTTTGCTTTCACGGGGTTCGGCGGACCTCTTGGCGGCGTCGCTCAGTATCCACTTCGTTTATTTCGCGAATCGTTGCCCAAGCCTCGTCACGCTCCCGCTTCATTTCCAGGAACACCTTACGCACTCCAATCGCGTCCACAATCAGATAGATCGTCCAGTACGTTCCCCCAAACATCACGATGATGCATGCGGCGCCGATAACCAGGTATCCGGTAATTATTGCGGCCAGCTCCATCATTTTTCCTCTGGCTCGGGCTCGGGCGGTTTCGTCAGCGGCTTCTCAACGCACGTAGCTATGTAGTGAAAATCTTCGTGGGCGCTTCTCCATGCCTTGATGAACTGCTTAAGATGTTTCTCGCACTCCAAGCGCGGCACTTCCCGATCTGAGAAGGCACCCTTGGCCTTGAACGATTCCATCTCGTCCTTCTTCAGCGGGACATATTCCCCGTACCATGTGATCACGGTAGGGACGTACTCCCAGCCCCACGGCGCCGGTTCCTCGGCGAGCGCTTCCATCGCGGGGCCTATGGCGAGCCCAATAATCAACGCGGCTATCAACAGTCTGTCAAGTTTCATCATTTCATTCCTGTTCCGAGTCCCAGTTCCCGACGCTTCTTAAGGCAGGTTTTTGGCAGCGCGCTTGCCTTGCATGCTTCGCATAGTCCCGTGCCGTCGTTCTTTGCCTGGCCAGAGCTGATGTGCCTGCATGGACATGGCTGCCTCATGAGAGGCACACAGGGCTGAAAAATCCGCAGATCGCAATCATCATCATCCAGACAACCCCCGACATGGCAAACGCCATCAAGGTCCCGAGGAACACCAGGTCGAAATAGGTGTCGCTCCAGCACCCCCATCCTTGCGGGTGAGCATCGGACACATGGCCCCAGATCGTCAGGCTAGAACTTTTCACCAGCACCCTCCTCCTCGGCGGCCAACGCCAGGTCGGCCTTCGCGTCTTCGTCGTCGTCCAGCATGCCAAGATCCTCAGCCTGCTTCGCCAGCAACTCAACCTCAGAATCCGGGTCCTCAGTCTGCAACTTGGAGCCGCTGAAGTCGGCGCGCCGAATGTTGGCATGGAAAAACTTGCCCTTGCTTTCGGACTCGAAAAAATCCTCCGCCAGTTGATTCGGCACGTTCAGGTACCTGTACTCTGCGCCAGATGAAAACCTGACATAAAGCGTCCCCAAGTCCGTTTCCGGACTTCCAGCCGTATAATCAATCGCGGCTATGTTGCTGCTTCCCTCTACTTCGGTCCAATTAGGCTTGTCCACGTTCTTCTCCTGTGTTTGAAGGGGTATTCCGTCGCCTCCGCGGCGATTACGTCCAGAGGCTTCCTCAATCCATGCGGGCGAGGAAATCATGCGAAAGACATCTCGTCATCGTTTCCGCCGGGCCACATGGACAGTTGGTCGTCTATCCGGTTCCCCATGTCCCTATACTCCCAGACGTGTCCTGCGAAGTCCCCCTTGCCGTCGTCCCATCTGGCGTCGCCAGGGTACGTCATCTCCATATTCAGCTTGCGCTCGACCGTCCACAGCCACCGGTACTTCCCCCTCTCGTTGAAGTTACCCTCGGTGAGTTTGATGGGCACCCACGGGAACCACGGGTGCCATTCCGACAGATCGACAATCCTGCTATCGCTGAGATGGCTCATGCCTGTACCGATCCGCCCGTGTCAGTTCCCGGTGGACGCACGGTACCGCGGCTGATAGGGGTGTCCTCGACCGCGTCGTCTTCCTCGTCCCGGAGGTCTCCGTCGAGGATCTCGTTCTCCCAGTCCAGCATCCAGAGCGCGGCATTTTCCGCATTCACGTCAAACTGAATGTGCTTGACTCGCGCGATGAAGGCCGTGATATTGAACTCAAGGCGCTTCACGTGGGCCACCAGAGACTTGATAGTCTCATCGTCCGGGGTACGCTCGTTGGACGGCGTGTCGGCAAACGATAGTGTTCTCTTCTGCTTGTCCGCCATGCTAGGTCACCTTGACTCGCTGCACGTTGATCCAGGGGTGCGTGTAGATAACACCATCTGTGTAAATCGTTACCGCAGAAAGGCCGTGGACAACCGCCCAGACCCCGGTATAAGTAATGACAGTCGTGCTGTCGTGGAAAAGTATTTCAACCTTGTCATTCATGTCCGGATATTAACTCACTGAGGGGATTCCGTCAAGGGGTTCAGACCTTTTATTCATCGTACCACCAGAAGTCGTACCCCAGCCGGTCCCTGTACAGGGGCGCTATCAGGGCGCTGTATGAAGTTGTGAACCAGTCCCAGCATTCTACTGATATGAGAGAGCATATTGCGTCCGCGTCCCGTGCTTGGATTGCCTCGCGAATGACGTTCCTGCCGATTCGACGGTGATCCCCTCGACGCCTATCGGAGTGACGGTCTGACCCAGGCCTGAGGTCAATACCTGCCCACTCGCCTAACCGTTCGATGGGGTCCTCCACCTTATGGATGTGGGGGTTATTCTCGGCAATGAATCCATTCTGTATTTGCGCGAACTTCCCCAGATCGTTTGACAGGGGCGGGGGCGGCGGAGTCTCCCCGTCGCCTAAGCGCTGCCAGTGCGTACCCAGTACGGCCAGTGGATCACGGGTTACAACGAACGCGGACAGTCCGGGGTACCACTCGCTATACATGGGGTATGTCGACTCAAAGAGGTGACCAAAGTGCGCCGACAGGAGATCACGATTTCCCCTGATTGCGTACCCGTGTGTTATGGAGTAGCCGGCATTAACGAAGGAGTCACGAACGTATCGTGTACCACTGTGCGGAACGGTCCACATTTGCCACCGCGGCGGAGTGCCTTTAGGTTTAGGTTGCAAGTAACTTCCTCACTTTCTGATCGAAGGCCCTATTGGCGTGCCGACACTCTCCGAGGGTCGCGTCCCTCATTTGGTAAAACTTGGAACTGGTCTTGTTCATCAGCTCTACCTTGCGTCCAAGTAGGGTGGCCCAGTACATGCCGTGGTATGAGTTGGTGAGCACCGTCTCCCCCGAACCGATGTCCTGAAGGGCCTGCTCGAACGTGCCGCGGTTCCCGTAGGTGCCCGGCGGGGCTTTCTGGCCCTTGTTCACGTTGAAGAACGTAACCCTGTCGGCGGTTATCTCGTACTCCCGGTCGAACAGCGGCGACATGCAGCTTGCACACGGTACCCACTCCACATTCCTGGGACCGTAGTCCCGACACCCCACGAGGTCAAAGCCATCCAGCACGAACTCAGTGGGGTAGATAAATTCCTTGTTCATCTGCCCCATCCCCCACGCTATCTTGTAGCCAGGGAGATCATGGCGGTCCAGCATTAGTTTGGCCAACTCCAGGATACCGCCGCCGCCAAAAATGTAGGCATCTGATACGGGGGGTGGTCCCAATTGCGGGTGACGGACGTTGTGCAGGGAAGCGTTCGGGTAGTCGAAGTACAACAGCGGGCTACACACGAGGTCCCCGATGTTGGTGGTGTCAGCTACGTGGAGACCAGTAATTCTCATGGAAAAACCCTGCTTTGCCGTATGGGAAACACAAGTTGTCGGGCTCTTGCGTCTCTTTGAGGTCGATGGCACCGTCGGACCGCACGAAGATCTCTCCGTCCTGGAAGAAAGACTGGAGGTCTCCGGGTTCGACAAGAGACTTCTGTCCAACCATACATTTGCCAGTTGCGATCACGGGCACCGTCTTCCAGCCCAGTATCCGGAGCGCGTGCAAGCGATTCTGGCCGAGATGGCAGTAGTGGTCGAACCGTTCGGGCTCGTGATTCCAGACTATGATGGGGTTCAGCAGACCATTCAGGCCGATGTCGACAGCCAGGGCCGCCCTTATTATTCTTTGCTTGGCGGTATCATGCTGGTCCTTGCCGTGCGTAATGGCGTAAATCGGGTAGTGCGGCACATACCAAACGGAGTAGTCCAGTTCGAGCAGGGCGGGATCTGTATCCATCCCCGGATATTACTCCCCTGAGGGGATTCCGGCCGAGGGGCTTGCTGCTGTTTTGGCCTCGTCAGCCCGTTCCAACCGGTAGATCGCCTCGATGGTCGACTGCCAGCGGCACCCCGGTAAATGGGTGACCTCCCGCTCTTCTTTGGTCCAGGGCGGGCACATGCAGTCTGCTTGTCCGGAGCGGATCAGATTATGTAAATGTTCAGTGGAAGGGATCATTTTTGAAAAAAGTTTTGGGTTTGTTGTACCAGGACCTCAACGTGGGCATACTCCCCTATAAAAGGGACCCGCTTTCTTTTCGGGGGTCGCCTTCCTGGTGGGGCTCCAGGGTAGGAAAGCATGCTTATTCACTCTCATCGTCCTGTCCACAGTGACAGCCACCAGGGCCAGGGTCACACCTCAATGGTGCCGGCACATACACAGCGCTCTCATCTACCCATCCCCACTTACCTGGCTTGGGGGATAGCACGTCCGCTTCGCTGCCCTTCGGGGTGGGTGCCTTATCATGGCCTGGTCCCTGGCTACCCCTTGGTATGATACAGCAACCAAGGGAGCAATGGACGTACGGTGCCTCGGCCTCAGCCTTGGCCCTTGCGTTGTCGAACAGGTCAGCCACATCCTCCTCTACCCAGCGCCAGGCACCAGGCTTGAGGTCCAGGGGCACCTTGTCCTGGTCGCCGGCTGTCCTATCTAATGAGCCAGGCTCGGCCTGGTGCTCACTGCATGGGACAGCCAAGCACCACAGCTCGTTGTTCTCACCGTGTTGTAGGACGAGGCAGGCACCACAGTCGGGACAGGTGGCATGCATGCTTTGCTCCTTGTCACGCGCCCTCCATTCACTGGAGGCGCACCAGCCCATTGCCCGTCCGATGCTCGCTGGGATGGATCGAAGCCTCTCAAAAAGGGTCATTCCGCCTCCCCGGTCTGATTAGTGGCCGCCTCACTACCTGTTCTCTTAAGGGCCTGTGCCTGCCTTGCCCACTGGGCTATGGCATGCCGCACACCCTTAGCGACGGGGGTTAGCTCGGGCTGGTACAAAGGGTCATCGACTGATCGCGTATCAGATGTCGTATCAGAGGTCATGCGCACGCCTCACGTGTTCGTCGCACCCAGCACTTGTTAGGCACGCCAGGTCGCCTGTGCCTCACACCACATGGGCACACCTTGGGGTAGTAAGCGCCTGGATCATAAGGGACATGCTCGCCCTCCCTCTTGACCCGGGCAAGACCAAAGCCACTGGTTTGCACGGTTGGACGGTCATAGATCCGACGGTGCTGTTCTCTCTTTGACCTTATAGAGAATGATGCCGCTGCGCTTGCCACAATGCCCGAGGCTGCCCCCTTCAGTAGGGTGCGACGAGAGAGTAACCGGCTCATTTTACGCCGGCCACAATAACTGAGACAGCAATGATAATGAGCACGACCACAATCCAACGCAGTGCCTCAGTAATGTCGCTGAGGCTGCCTTCAATCATTTCAATCAGCTCGGTAACGTAGGGATCAATAGGCATGGTGCTGTCCTGGTGCTGGTCGCACGATGCGGTGCCGAGGGTTGCTTGTGTAGAGGGACGACCTGGTGCGCAACTCCTCCCTGGTGATGCGGCGGTAGCGGGGGCTGTCGTCGATGATGATGCGGTCGTCATCCATCAAGCCGGTGACTGGCACCAGGGCAGCGATCTTCTCTGCTTGCTTGACTCTTGTGATCGTCGATGCCGCTGTGCTGACTGCCAGGACTGATGCTGCACCCATCAAGAGTTGACGCCGAGTAAGTAGCCGGCTCATGCCGGCCTCCTCGCATTTATGTAGACACGCTGTCCGAATTCCATGATGTCATTGCCTGCCAGGCTGTACCACACGCTGCCGTCATCAAAGGTAAATGTTCTATGCGAAACAGCGGGCTTGGAATAGTAGTGACCGTTGAGGTACAACCTACCCATAAAGACAAAGCAAGGTGACCCCTCCCCGGCCTCTGTCTTGTAGGGCCACAGCACCGCGCCTATGGTGCCGCCCAATGCCGCTAGCGCTATCCTTTTCAGTAATCCACGTCTGGTGATCATGCCGGCCATCCTGTTGTCATGCTTCCGATCATGTAAACAGTGGCAACAGCAATCAACGCCATCAGCGCAACATAGCCTAGTATTATGGCAGCACCAAGTACACTGTAAATCTGGTTGAGGGTCATTTCCCCACGTCCGGTTGATCAGACGGGTAGCGAACAAGCATGACGTTGTACTTGGGATGATCTCTCACGAGTATCTCGCCTGACTTCAGGTCCCAGTCCTCCCATAGCTCCTGGGTGATCCACTCGATTGCGTGATACCCGTCATAGCTCACAAGGTGGGGCGTGCGTCCGCCAGTGTACTCGGCATAATGGGATACCGGGCGTATCGGGCGGGGAACCTCTGGCTCCCTCACCGGCCTGATGACGAAGCTTACTCCTGGCTCGTAACCCAACTGGCAAATTTCATCGCCTGCGGCTAGCAGCTCAACCCCTCCTTGGGGTTCTAGCACCCTGCATCCGGGCACGCTCGCATCGACATGCGTAATGATCTCAAAATCTTCCGTGCTGGTGTTCTTGATCGTAATCATGATGGCACATCCTCCCTCTCCAGGAACGGGCCTGTACTGGGCGCGCAGAGCGGCACAAAGGTCGGCACTAAATCGGTGCTGCCTCCTCTCCACTGCCAGCCCGGCCTATCTACTGAATCAGTGGCCTCCAGGGATTCGATTGTCTCATCGAGGATACGGCGGGCCATCTCGATGGCATCCTCCTGGACCATAATGTCGTACTCTGCATAGACCAGCCGACCGGACCTGAGGTCCTCGAATACATGGGCGTAACTGTGATACCAGTTATCGAGCCTGGGCCTAATCGCCACCTGGTTGCCCCACTTTGACGGCTGTCACCAGAGGCGCGTTGGGATCGGATATGCCAGTGATCGCGGTATCGAGCGCGGCCTTGAGCTGCGTCACCTCTTCCTGAAGGCGCGCACGTTCCTTGTAGGTTCTGCCGACATCCATCCACAAGGCGATACGCCCCGTGATCTGGATGAATGCGAACATCAGCATCATTGCGCCGGCACCGGCTGCGAACAGCAGACCGATGACTGCGTAAAGAATGTCAAGCAGGTTGATTAATCCTAACATGCGCTGCCCACTTCGGCGATGACCCTATCCTGACCCCCGGCCAATTCCGGTTTGCCGTCAGGACATGCGCCACACTCACATGGCCCGCCGCGCGTAACGCGCTCGTTGGTGTTCTCCTGGTCGATCTCGACTGTCTCGTTGTCACGTACCCAGCGTACGAAGTCAAACTCGTTGCCCGCAAAGGTCACATCGCCCTTGTCAGTACTGACGCGCATGGTGCCGTTTGGCAACAGGACTACCGCCTGATCAAATGTGTAAAGCACGGTGGATATGGCATCGCTCAGCTTACCCCCCCAGCTCTCTGAATTCAGCTCAGCGCGCTTGTCTGCTGCGAATGCCGCCTCGATTGCGTCGTACACAGACTCGTCATCTGCGCCGAGTAGGATTGCAAGGCCTGTCCTGGGATCGCTCACACTGCTGATAAATATCAGCGCTGCCTCGACGTTACGCGAGCCAAAGGTGGCTATTGCCTCCGGGTAGTCCGGGCTTGGTAGTTGATTACTGGTCATTTACTTGATCTCCTGGGGTATTGCGCCTTCAGCCTTGATGGCGTCGGCGATGCGCACCTCTTCAAGTGCTTTGTTCAGCACTACAATTCGCGTGCGAATGTTGAATCGTCGCTCACTACCCATTCGCCCGGTTTCCACCTGGACGCTGACGCGCTCAGGGAGTCGCCAGAACAGATAGCCACCGTCGCCTGCCTGGGCTATCAGCGGATCCACTACGCGCTCGAAAAACCAGGCAAACATGTCGGCCAGGTTGTTGCCGGCGCATGCGTACGTTACATAGGTGCATCGCACCTTTGGGCCTTCGCGTTGCGGCAAGTCAAACCACGCCACGTGCGCGCCAGGCATACAGTCCAGACCCTTTTCAAATGCCCTGATAATGAGCTGTTCTGTCATGTTTGTTTGATCTGTGATCATGATGTGGCCTTTGATAGTTTGTCCAGTTGCGCTTCCAGTTCTCTTACCCGGTCAGCCGCTCCGCTCGTTATCAGCGCCATTTCTGCCGCCTGATTCTCCATCTCCCAGCATCGGCATTCTGCATACACCGCGCGCCGCAATAGCTGCGTGTTTGCGATGTCTTGCTTGATGTGTGTGGCCCGCAGCCAAAACATGCGCTCCTTGATTAGCGTGGCCTTCTCGATGACCTGCTGCAGCTCGTCAGGGATATCGTAGAATTCAGGTATGCCCTGCATTGCCTCGGCAGTCAGTGCATCCTTTTCTAGTGCGTCAGACAGGACAGTTTGAAGATTCTCGGCCATGCGGAGATTATGCCACAGTAGGGCAATAGCATCCGCTGCCGCGAGGCCCCGCCAGGCCTGGAAAATAAGCCTTGACATCCCCGAGAATGAGGCGCATGCTCGCTAGTGAGCACTTTTCACACACACAGGAATCAGAAGATGAAAAACTCCACAATTGATTTACAGGCGCGGCGCAGACTACTTATCGACAAGCAATTTACGGTCGAGTTTAGTGGGGGCTGGTATGTCCGGGACGGAAAAACGGGCAACACAAAACCAGCAACGACATTTAAGCTGGCCATTGAGGGGGCCGAAGCGGCCAACAGTTGATAGCCGGTCGGGCCGCGTGCGGTCCTTCCGAGTGTTAATTTCGACACTGATTGGAGATTAAAAATGGACATTGGAACTCTGAGAAAAGAGGATGGCAGTTACCGGGTGTGCAGGCGCTTCGACGCCAGCGCAGCCCTATCAACCGAACATGTCACGCACCTGAGCAGGATGGTTGATGGCAAGCCGCGTACCGTTGCGATGCGCAAAAGTATCATCCATGGCGCTGGCTACAATTACACCGTGGATTTTGATAGCATTGCCAGCAACACGTACGGAAACCTGAGGCAGGCATGCGATGACGTTGTGAACTACCTCAACCAGGGAGCACACGACTACCAGCCCAATGATGCCATCACGTACTGGTCCAACCGGGCGCGGCGCGATGCTACTGTTCTGGCCGTGATCGACGATGAAGCGCTAATTGAGTACAAAATGCCATACGGCACGAGCGCACTGATTAAGTGCAATGTACGATTCGGCGATCTAAGGATGCGCACCAACTACAGCTACCACAAGGTGCCCCGCAAATGGCTACTAGCAATCCTTGAGGCAGACATGACCAACTGGATTGGCATGGGCCGGCGCAGCATAACGCGCATCCCGTTCCCCATCCAAAGTTGACAGCCGGTCGGGCAGCGTGCTGCCCTCCGAGTGTTAATTTCAACACCGATAGGAGAGACCAAGTGAACAGTAAATTATATGAAAGCGACCCAAGGGGGTACACCCTGGAGATGGTAGCGATGGGCATGGACGCAGACCACATGCTGCTGTGCGCGCTCAAGCATATGTCGCCCGATGACGTACGCGGCATGCTCGACGCCAACGAAATGAGTCCGCGCTTTACTGACGATGACGACGAGGAATAGGCCTCAACATTCCCGCGGGGCTGGGAAGATGGCCAGGGCATTATGGAACGACCCCTGTTCTAAATTGACAGCCGGTAGTGTGGCACTTAGTGCCATACCCCCGAGTGTTAATTTCGACACTGATTTGAGGAAGTTTTAATGCCTAAATATAATCACGCTATCGACTTTGCCGCCGAAGTGGTGACTGACAACGAGTATGAAGTCAGTGCCACCGAAGCGCGAACAGCTTTACTGGAAAGACTAAACCGGCTGACAGACCACGAACTACTGGAAGCCATTGGCATATTCGACACACACGAAGAAGGAGAATGAAATGATGACACGAAATGACTTTGAATTACTGGCCCGCAGTCTGAAGGCAATGTACCCGAAAATTCTGGAAGATATCGCCACCCGCGAAGAGCGCGGCTATCGCGACGGGTACAACACTGCCATCAACCAGGTGTGCGGCGTATGCAGCTCGTCCAATCCGCGGTTCGATAGGGACGGGTTCTTGACAGCCTGCGGCCACGAAAGTTGACAGCCGGTCAGACCTTCTCAGCGAAGGTCTTTCCGAGTGTTAATTTACGCGTCGCTTATCGTCCAGATCAACAGGTGATGGACTTGCTGAAAAATTGCAAGTGAAAGCAGACACGGGCGCTATAGCCGGTAAGCGACGCACTTTTTAATTGGAGGCAAGACAATGGCAGGATATAGACAAGGGTGCGCGTCCTACCTGGGCAGCGCAATTTCCAACATCGATGAACTCGTTGAGCTAGCGCTTCGCGACCTGGACAAGGTAGAGTTTGACGGCCTTGTCGGTACCGGCCTCAGCGGGACCGTGGTCGTGCCGGTTCTTGCTTACCTGATGAAGAAACGGTTTGCCATCGTACGCAAAAAGGATGACATGGGCCACCACTCCAGCGAAATGGTGGAGTCGGGTCTTCATGCCGGCGACCGGTGGATCTTTGTCGATGACTTTACATTTAGCGGAAATACTCGCAAACGGGTGCTTAAGGAAATATCCAAACACCATGGCGAGCTGGCCAATGGCGCAGGTAAGCTGACATACGTCGGCGACTACCTGTACAGCAACCACGACAAGTTCAGGAGGGCGCACAGCGCAGAGGTGAACGCAGCCCTGGAAGCGCGCAAGCGGGCCTTGTCCGCCCCGATGAAAATCTCCGTCGCAGACTACTCAGCAGGGGTCCCGTGCCATGACTAACCTAACGATAACGGCAACGGTGCTGTTCCTGGTCGGTGTTGCATTCGCCAGCGGGTACATAGTCGGGGCCGCGCAATATTCACAAAGACCCGTTGATGGCGGCCTGATGCCGCCATGTAGCTGGGCCTACCTGCAACCTACACCGCACAAGCCAGATGAAAGCTGGAAGTGCAAACGTACAGGGATCGAAACTCACCGATCCCTTAGGAGGGACGACATATGACCCGCACCAGGGGCGCTATAGCCCAACAAAAATGGCGCGAACGGCACCCGGAGAAGACCCGCGAGTATACGCGCCTGCATTCAAGGAAAATAGCAGATTGCGCTACGCGATGGGCCAAGGAAAACCCCGAAAAGGTAGCCATAATTCAAAAGCGCCGGTACGACAAAAACAAGGACAAGGTCACTGCAAAAAACAGACGGCGGCGCAAGGCGCACCCTGAAAAGGTGACCGAGTATGCAAACGCAGCAAAGGCGATCAGACTTCGCGCTATCCCCCTTCGTGCGTTCAAGGGCCAGGACGACGCTGCACGGCAAAAGAACATGGACGAGCTGCATGCTCGCACAAGATCCAAGTCCATGGGATTTTCAGACCTAACGACTGAAGCCTATAGAGAATCCCTTCATAAGATTTATGGGCAGGCGGCGCTCATGAGAAAAACGGACGGCATTATTTATCATGTCGATCACAAGGTGCCGCTGGGCCGCGGTGGCAAACATCACCCAGACAACATGCAGATCCTTACGGGCCTGCTAAATCAGCAAAAGGGCGACAAAATGCCCAAGGAGAAACGACAATGAGACAGTTCACATCAGAAGCGGCAAAGTCGCTGATAACCGTGATTGGCACGGAGTACCACGCGGCCCAGATTCGCGTCAGCCGCAATTTCATCAAGCAGGACGACATGCTCGGGTACTTATTCGAGCGGCTGAACAGGCTGGCGTGCCAGAACGTCAACCTGCGGAAGTTCCTCGATAACGTCGGCCACATCCCAGTGGTCGAAGACGAAGACATGGACCTGGACTGGGCCAAGGACCCGCGAGAGGCCGAAGACGGCAAGGGCGAGGTCAGGCGATACGTAACACGCTCTGGGGGCAATGTCCTTAGCAGCGACAGCAAGCGGCGGGACTCTACGAAAAAGACCCGCCTGGTATCGTATAAGCAGGAAGCAGGGCGAAGGAAGAGGATCAAGGAAGGGGAAGGGGCTAAGGTAGCCTGAGATCGTCGCCTGAGGGGGCCGTACCGCGCAAATCATTCTCAGCAGCGCACGCCCCTTCGGCGATCCGCTTGGAGATGCAATGAATGACCTGATCACTCCGACTATGCTCTGCCCTGTACTCCCAGTGCCAGCGATTCGGCCCGCCCCAGTCGCCATAGGCATGGGCATGGTAGCGCTTAACCCGCCACTTGCCGAACCTCAGCGTTAGCCACAGGTCAATGAAAAAGTTTTTAATGGTCATAGGTACCCCGGTGCCAGTGATCGGATCGCTGCCGTTGCAATTGTGTACGCGCCAATGCCGGCCAGGCACGCGCCGCCACCAAAGAGTAGGACGGCCCAGATAGTACCCACCCATGCGCCGTGCCGGCCAGGCCTGAAGTCATGCCACATGCGCAGAACCACCATCACCTCAATGACTGCGCACGCCATCAAAACAGTGAGGCTGGCAAACAGGATAACAAACTGTGCAATGAACTCTATCATGCCCCATTAACCTCGGCCAGTAGAGCGTTCCGCACCTTCAGGGCCGCCCGCACGGTATTTGTGAAGATTAGCTTGGCCTCGTCGTGTTCCATTAACCTCGGCTTTGGGTACTCCATTTCTTCAACAGAAACCTTCGGCCAATCCGGGTGCTCAGGCATGAAGTAGAAGCGCTCGACGATGATGGCCTTGTTGTCGCAGGCCTTCACCAAAGCATTGCGGTAATCCCAATCAATGCCGTACCTCTCAAAGACCTTCCTCTCTATGCCAGAAGCGATCCACTTGTACTTGCCACGTATGCATGACTTCAGCGGGCTGGCAAGATCGTTGGTGTAGGTTTCTTCCGCGTCGTGAAGAAGCGCTGCCAGAATCTGGTCCCAGTAATCAACCCCTCGATCCACACCCTCGTCATCGAGAACCTGCTTGACCAAGGCCCCAACAAAAACAGAGTGCTGAGCTACCGAGTAGAATTGCGACACTGCTCCGGTAAACCTGCAAAGCATGGATAGGTGCTGCGCGATATCGTCAAGACAGATGCTCTCTACTTCCGGCCTCAGGTAAACAAGCTTCAGCCCGGACGCCGTGAGCGTCCACGAGTCATCGCCCTCTACTCCGCATCGAGCTATGTAGTCACCGGATCTCACGTTAGCCTCCTATGAACTGCTTCGCCAGCTTTTCGTTTATGTCCTGGCGTTCGTCTTCGCTCATGTCCTTGTGATCAGTCAGTACCTCGCACTCCGCGTAGTCGAGGATGTACGCTTGCGAGTTCCCCTCCATCCATATCGTTGGGCGGTCGCCGTACAGGTTCATCATTGTGGCACCTACGCCGCACAGCGCCTCGCTGGCAAATACCTTGCGACTGATCCGGTACTCCTCGCCGCTTTCTTCGTGCTGTATGAAGTACACCAGCATTGCCGGCGTCGTATCACGCAACAAGAATAAGGCCAGCCCGTTGGCTAACAACAACAGAAGGATCAGGACGCCTATTTTATCAAAGTTAGTCACGTCACTCTCCATCGGGCGTCAGCCCGTGTTTGTCCTTGATGTATTGCGCTTGCCGGCCCCTGCCATAGCTCGTCGCCTTACGGGGCGAGTCATCAGCGAACGTGAACGAGGTCCGCGTTGCCGACATAATCAGGTGGGTTTCCGAACCGCACGTAGGGCATGGTACCGGCTTTTCTCTATCCGCCATCCTGCGGAGCGCTAGCGATACCTTGTCGCATTCGCTATCGTTACATCGTCTTTCGTAAAGGGGCACTATGCGCGCTCCATCCATTCCTTGGGCCGCACTCCGGACTCTTGGCAGAATCCACGCGTCCACTGTTGAGCCTCGCCTGACCCCTTCTCGTACGGGCAGTCCGCGATGGCCTCATTGAACGACATGCCCCATTGCCGCGCACGTCGTGCTTCATCAAAACCTCGGGCACGAATCATCCCCACAGTTTGGCGTAGATGGCTCAAGCGCCCATGCCGGCGATCCTGCTCGTCCGTCATGCCGGGCGACATCGCCTCAGCGTCGTAGCGCGTGGCCCATTCCTTCACCACTTTGGAGTAATTCTGCGGAACGACGCCATCGTCGATCTGCTGGTTGATGAATTTCTTGCGGCGCCACTCAGACCATATCTCGTGGGCGTAAACCAAAACCCACGCGACAAAGCCGAAAATAACGATACCGAACATCATTTGATCTTTCATGACCCGTACCTCCTCAAAATTTCCTTAGCCCATATAACTAAATCTTCTGGTCGCTGCCCGTTAGGCTGGCTAGTTACCCACAATTCCAGATTGTCGGGCCTGTTGTCGTCCCTTACACCGTTCTTATGATGGACGCTTTCGCCATCAACCAGCCTACGCCCAAGCTTTCGTTCCATAATAACTCGATGCTCGTGAACGCGCTCGCCGTCCACCGTAAGCCTAACGTACCCAAGCACGTCAATTGATCGGACACCATGAAATAGTCGATCCATTCCTCTGCCCTCTCTTTTCCTGTTGTAATGCGCCGCACAATACCCTTTCGCATGTTGCGCCCTATCACACCAGTCTATTGCGCATTCAATCATTACCAAAAAACCGTGGGTCAGGAAAATCGTTCCCCTCTGGGTAGGTGTCGTAAAACGTAGCCAGCATAATCAGATTGCACACGAAGTGTCCTATATGTGACAGCCCTGATTCCTTATCGCTGCATTCTCCGTCAAGTATGTGCGCCTTGGCGTGGCGAATGGCGCACCCCAGCGGCACACTCCAGGGCATCCCCTTCAGCCAATTCCATTCCCGGTAGCCTCCGTCACGGATTGCATACGCAAGAACCTCGACCGCCTCATCAAACCATGGGTGGGGAACTGACTCCAGTAATTCCTTGCCCGTGATCCCGCCCTCCTGGAAACCGGCGAGCGCGGACATGCAGAAATTTAGAGTTGCATCAGACCAGTCCCATTCCCCGCGGTTCCTTCCCGCTTGCCTGAATACGGCCACCCAGCACCTGACGGGAATTAGCTCAACGGGAAGTTTGCCGGCGCCGATCCGCGCACCGGTACCAACATCGTCGGAGTCGAGATCGCCGACAGAAAACTCTGGTGTGATTTTATCCATGGTCGGGATCAAGGCCGGATCGGGCAGATCCTTGCCGGCATACTTCGCCATGTCCGCAATAGTCTGCTTCAGGCCTTCCGTTACTATTGCTTCTGAGATTTTACTCATTCAGTTTCTTCCCGTCGCGCCTGAGCGGCAACAGGATCTTGTTGTCCTCAATCCATGCCCGCACCTCTGGACCATTCAGCACTCCGTTCGCAGCAGCTAAGTCCAACGGTTCCCCGGAATCGATGTATTCCTTTAGGTGCACGATAGCGTTCATCGCAAATACCAAAACCCTTTTATCATTCATTGTGCCATCTCCCACCGGACATGGTATAGATCGCCCGCTTGCCGTTCGCATAAATAACCGTGTGACTATGTAACCAGGACGACGGTCCCCTTGCATAGTCCAGCGGAATGTATGAGCTGGTGCCGCTCTGGTACGCGCCGTTGGTGATTCCTGGCGTGTGCGAGTGCTCAATGACAACCTTGACACCGATCTTCGAAAACGCCTGGATGTTACCGCGTGCGCCGTTTGGCCCCTGGTCGCCGTGGTACATGCATTCTATGCTGGCGATCCTGAGCGAGGTGCGTCGTGTCAGCATGACCGCGTCCGGGCAAAACTCTCTGGCCCACACAGCCAAGGCCCCAGGATATTCCACACCGATCCTTGTCGAGTGCGTACCCTGGGCCATCCTTAGCGCAGTCTCCAGGTAAAAGGTGGCATTCTGCGGGTCCGCCTTCCAATTCGATTCTCGAATGTATTTCGAAAACGCGTCGTCATGATTGGAGCACTTGATGTAACTTATTACCGGGCCGCCGGCTGCCTTCTCCGCGACCTCAGTGAAGTGCTTAACGTCGTAGCATGCCTGCTCAACCTCTGAGCGCATGTCGCCCCAGTTGTTCGCGGATTCGGCCTTGCCAAGAGCGATGAACGGTTCAAGCTTGTGGTGGTGATTTCTTGAGTAGAAATCTACCAGGTCTCCCCACAGGATCTTCTCGGGTTTCAGCACATCGACGATGGTGCCCTTGTAGTCTTCAATGCCGAACGTCGCTTCGATTACCTGGGGATCGGTGAAGGGAGAATGCCAATCGCCGAGCGACAGAGCGAGCGCACGGCCAGCGGGTTGGTGCGTGTAATCTGTGTTGTACTGCGTGGCTTTATCGATGAACGAACCATCCTGCATCGCGTTTATTTGGCGCATGAAGAACGTCCCGTCAGGGGCGACCTCCACGATGGTTGCGCCCAGCGTGTGGTGATGTTCGCCCTTCTCTCCGGCCTTGCTGTCGGAGTAGTTCGCAACCGTGCATGCGCCGGTCGTCAATAGCTGTTTCGGCGGCATGCCTTCCGGCGTTGGGATGACTTTCATGGACAGCTTCGGGTGTCCGAGAATTCCCGACTGCTTGCCGGTGATTGTCTCCAGGCCAACAAGCGGATTAACGGCGGTCGGTCGCACCTTGGTGCTGCCCAGGATCTGAATGGATGCGCAAATGTTCTCGCGCTTATTCCACATGTAGGGCTTCACTTCCTTACACCACCACAGGTCGCTGAAGGTTTGCTCGGCCTTGATGCCGGTCGGATTGCGGTACCGTCCTTGAATAACATTCAGGTCGGCGTTGCGATGATTCTGCAGGGCAGTAAGCGCCCTCCAGAAACCGGGATGCACTGGCGTAGCATTTTGCGCCCATGTGAAAATATATACGTCGGTATTGGTCGACAAGCATTCCTTGGTCGGGGTAACAGGGGGAACGGGTGCCTTGCTCGCAGCCTTGCGCTTTGTTTTCTTTGTGTTGTCAGTGAAGCGGCGGCCACACTCCTGGCCCTCCACATCGTCCAGGCAAACGTATCGCTTGATTTTGGTTCCGCGACGCACGCCGGCAGAGCGCACAGGCCCACCGCAATCGGGGCACGGGATCTTACATGATCGAGGTCGTGGCATTACTTCTCGTCCGTTGAAATTGCTATTTTTTTCGTCCGCCTGTCCCAGCGCAGCTCAGTGACCGGCTTAATTTTCATGTGGTAATAGCCATCGTACGCCACGACCTCGAAATCTCCGATGTCCTGATTATACGCGAGCATCTGGTTGAGGTCCGCTATCAACTCACGTACGTTCATTCCTTTACCTCGGAGGGTTCCGGAAGTTTTGTGAACTCACCCGGTAACGCTTGATTTTTTGATTTCTGTTCGCGTGCAATCTTGACCGCGCTCATTAGGATATCCTCGGCCTTCTCAAGCGCATCAGTCGGGACCTCCTGCAGCATCAGCTCTGATTCTCTCTTATCTACGAGGGCTATCTTGTTAAACATGCCCAGGGTTCTCCCCAGCTCCACCAGGTTAGCACGTTTGTCGGCAAGCTTCAGCCAACCGATAACGAACCTGATCTCCCCGGTAACCGGGTCCTGGCGCTCAACAACCTTAACCTCTTGAATAGCTGATGCCTGCGCCCTAGTCAGCTCGTTTAGCTGCTTGGACTGCAGCGAACCGTCCTCGGCGATGTTGAAATAATCCAAGACATTTGCGAACCCCATCGATGCCAGTTCGGTTTGAATTCGGGCAATGGAGATGGCCGCTATTGACTTTGCCTTCTCCTGGTATTCCATGATCAGGGGCGCTAGCTGTTTGCGCAGACCCACCGACTTCGTCCTCGAAAATACCTCACTGTATCCCGACTCAACGGCGGCAACTCTCGCGTTAGTCATCACTTGCGGATGCTGCGAAAACTTCACCTGCATTTCTGTGTATCGAGGTTCGCCGGTGTTGTTATACCCTTCCCACTTGGCCGCGTTCGCTTCGAACTCAAGCGTGCGAAGCTGACCGTCGACGGCCATGGATCGGCACGTCAGGCAGGTCGCTTCAGAGTTCTTCTTTACGAAGTCCACTGACATCCGCTGACACAGCGACTCTTTTTTAGCCACTGGGCTTCTAATATGGGTTTTAAGTTGCCTGGCCACGGACTCTCTCCATGTAGGCCGCCGCCACATCAAAGTAAATATCCTCTCCCCAGTCACTAAGGGCGGTGTTAAGGGCGTGCAAAACGACCCTGCAGTTTTCTTTGGTGTAATCCCCTCCGGCAACTATTCGATATATACTTGGTGCGTAGGAGTTGTTTTTTCCAACGCGAGCAAGACCAAGGTCAAACTTAAGCCCGCTTAGCTCACAGGTTCCGCTTTCCACCCTCTCGAATAACCAATCAAAATCAAGATCAAATAGCCACCCCTTTTTCTTTGCCATCTATTTGGCCCTCGAAAGCATGTACCCGGTGCGCCCCTTTGTCGTTAGGCACCTCAATCGCCTCGCGGGATTCCAGAAAAGTTTGGCCGCCCTGCGCCTGCACAACGAACACGAAGCATCAGAAGCAAATCTCTCTGCCACATGACCGCGCGGACATGGCTTTCCGGTAAAATACCGTACCAGACCTGATGACAGGGCGTTCTTCCTGGATACAAGCTTCATCGATTACTAGCGCGGTCCGTCCGCGAACCCTTCTAATGCCTGGGCAACAAGATGTCGGTGCTTGGCACTAACCGGAATTACTGAGTTGATCTCCAACAGGGCAACTACGGCCTCGCCCAGCATCTTCAGTATCTCGGCGGTTTCCTCTTCCGCGACAAATTCGATGCGCGCCATGATTGCCTGTTCGACATCTTCGTCCCTGGCGAACCCAAAAACTGCATCAGCTTTCATTTCTCTATCTCCTCGATGTGAGTAGTACTCGTCGTACGTTTTTCTCGTAGTCCGTTATTTCGCGCACCACTTCGATCCCTTCAACCACAAGCCCGAGATGTTTTTCGATCTCGGCGGCGAAACCAAGCGAAAGGTAATCGTATGCCTGCCTGGCGTTGCGCAAACCGGAGTCAGACAGCGTCAATTCAAGCGAATTGGCCTCAATATGTCCTAATCTGTGAATTCTCATTTCATGCTGTAGCCCAATGGTACCAACGGATTTGACTCTTCCGCTTCAAGATGTTAGAATGATTGTAGAGATAATACCACACCAGTTGTCTGATGGCCATGACCAAGCGAAAGAAAATGACACTACCGAGAGCCCCACGAGTTGGCCGGACTCCGGACATCCTACGCAAGGGCGGGGCCATGAGAGACAAGACCAAGTACACCCGCAAGAACCAGAGGAGAGAGATCAATGCGAGCCATGAGAATTAGGGTTAACGATGGAGTTGGCTCCTTTACCGCAGTTGTCGGCAAGCCGGGCAGAATCTACACCCCTTACGTCAAGATAGACTCACACGGAACGGGGGTGGCCATCATCAGGCGCCACATGGCGAACGGCGACGTGGAGGCATTCGCGTCACCGCTGATGAAGGGCGACAAGCCTTACCCGATGACAAAGGCGGTCAATCACATGCTGCGCATCGGGCGCAAGCGCGGCATCACGAAGTCAGCAAGAGCGCTTCTGAAGGAGGCGGGGAAGAAGTAAGCGGAGTGGCGTTGCGCTTTTCTGATTAGGAGAGAGAGAAGGGTGAAGCGCTTGCCACTCCTTACCCCCATTAGAGCACAAACCGCACATAAAATCAGCGATCAGGGGCGTATTTTGAAAGGCACCAGGGGTGCGTCCCCTCCCAGGTACAAACAGACACGGTCCTTGAACTCCTCGGCACCGTAAGCTACGGCCGTCCAGTAACCCACGCTGGCCATCCTTGTCAGCCATTCAACCTGCTCCGGCCGGATCGCGGCCTTAACTGCTGCCGGACCTGCGTACGCCTCCCGTACGCGTTTCATTTCAATGTAGGCACCCGCATACAAGCAATGACCAGGGGTCTTTCCCCAGATCGGGTACGCAATGACTATGTCAGAAACCCCTGGCCTGAGTCCCTGCGCCTTGAGGTTCGACATCTGAATTGCGCGGCGCTTGCCGGTGCCGGCGAGCTGCGTGCCGTTGGGCACCATGTAAGAATAGTCCTGCAGCCTCGGCTCAGCGAGAACATTGACATCGGAGTTGGCCGTACCCTGCACCCGCGGAAAGATCGTAGCCAGCCACGCCCAGGCCGCCTTCTGCTCAGCCGCCTCTAGCGGAAAGTTAGATCTCTTTTTCGAAGATGTGGATCTTATAATTGTCATTGGTTTTTCCTCAGGGTAGCGCGCGCCACCTTAGTTCTAGCTCGACCTCTTTTCTGGCCCTGTATTTGCGGGCATATATGGCCCGACTCTCTTTGTTCTTGATATACCACACACGCTTCGCCGTCAAAATTCTTTCACGATTCTCGATGTAATATGCCCTGTAGCATTCGATGCACCTGTACTGCTTCCCTTTGTAGAAGGCACTCTTGGGCTTCCAATATTTGCAGTTCCAGCATCGCCTCACCTGTCCGCATAGCTCCATTACCTGCCCCTCGGTGGCGCGGTCTCTATCCACGCTTTGTGCAAATCCCAGATGTTGTATGGTAGCTGCTGATTGATATCCTCAAGGTGCTCCATCTGAGTTCCGAACCAAAGTTCCCAGGTCGTCACGCCTATGCTGAAGTCGATCCCTTCATCGCCAATATGGTAGTCGGCCTTGAGCGGAATGATCAGCGCCTCACCGACGCCCCTCTGTGCCATGCCGGTGTTGTACCCGGCCAGTTTCATGCTGCCACCGTGGCAGTGGTGGATTGTCGGGTACGGGTTCGCCGTAACAACGCACCGAAGCGCGCGCACGTTAGCTTGATGTTCTTTGATGGTGCGCGGGAACACTACCAATGGCCCCGGCGGGAATGGCCCCGGCCAATTTTCTTCTCTCACCCGGCTACCCCCGCGTGCCACTTGCGGTACGGGCCACGAATGTCTGCATGAAATTGGCCGGCAACAAACTGATCCGTGTCTAGCTCGGACCTGCTCTTGATCCCGAGAAACTCGCGCATCCAATTGGTCGCCACTTCGTCAGCAAACTTCGGATCGCATGACAGGCCGTACGTGTCGCCGAGGTAGCGCATGAACATGGGCTCTCTGCAGAGCATGGCCGCATAGTTCGACAGTGTTCGCTTCCGAGCAGTCTTCGGCGCGGTCTCTACGCGGTCCCTCTTTACCTGGTCGATAGCGGAGTTGTCGTCGTCCAGCTCAACTAAAACTAGCGCAAACTCTGCTCCCTTATCAAACCGCATGAATGGATGTTCGTTGGCCGCCTCACCATTAAACCAAAACGTAACCTTCCAGCCAGTCGTTCCATCACTCCACCCTTTCAACATCACCTCGTCGTCCAAGGTAATACCTGTAGTTGGCGAGTTGAATACGGCAGCAAATATCGTACCAACCCTCCCCTTTCTCATGCCGGTAAACCTCTTCAGCGGGTTTGCACTGCCCAGCTCGTCCTTGCCTTGCTCCATGCTGAATTGGGCGTACATGCCCCAAACCGTATCCCACGTTGACTTCTCCATTTTTACAATGCCCTGATAGGCGATAATTCCACTCATGTCTTTGGCCCATAACGATATACGTGAACCTCTAAACCGTGCTTGAGCGCAAGGTGAATCATGCTCCGCGTGCCAGTGCTCTTGCCATCCCAGAAGGCTATCAACACGTCGGCATATTCGGCCATCTCTTTGTTGCGACGCCAGCCAGCCCCCTTGCCGTACCGATCCCAGTCAGCGGGGAATCGCCTGAAGTTCGTTGCTTGCTCATGGGCGTACCTCTCTCCAAGGGCATCTGCCCCCTTCGCGCCGCCCGATACAATCTCGTCATTGATAGCAAAGCGCCGCTCCAGGGTAAGGCAAACCATAAAGTAGTCGTCGAAGTCCCGGCCGCCAGCCACAATAATCTTATCCACGAGCGTACTCCCTTATCCTTTCCCACACGACATCCGGCTCCATCTCAAGCGCCACGACTATCGTCAGAATTAAATTGAACGACTGCACTCCGCCGGCATTTGACATCTTCGACAACCTCCAGCGCCATCTCCTTCAGCTCTTCATTAGTGTACTTACTCAACTGAGTTGCTCCACGACATACTTATTGTGCGCTCGTCCTTGGGCAAATCGTTCCAGTCCATGCCAATGTCCGGCCGCATGTAAACACGCACTTTTTTGCCCTTCATGTCCAGCTTGCGCGCCAGAATAAACGCTGACTTCTGACCGGTGAATGACTTGTCGTTATCAGCGAGGATTATAACTCTCTCCACCGACTCCGGCACATTGACCTCTTCCATGTTGCCGGCAGAGATGCACGCATAGCCGGATGGGTTCTCGCTGCTGAATTCTTCCATGCCTGACAGGACGGTCTCTACCCCCTCGCCTACGATCAGGGCCTCGTCCGGCGACGTTGCACCCAGCCTGATCGCGCAGCCCTTGATCGTTTCGATGGGCGGCATCACCTTTCTCAGTCCGCTTGCTATGTATGTCCGATGGATCGACACGGGGTTACCTGCCGCATTTCTAATCAGCGCGAGCATGGCGCGATGTCGCTTGTTGGAATCGCGCATAAACATCTGGGGGTGCCCGCGCAGGTCCCGCAAATCGAGTTGGTGATGTAGTGATATCTCGCGCGAGTCGAGGTACTGCGATACAAGATCCCTGTCAGTGGCGTTTGTCCACAAGAAATTCATGTCGCGGCGGCGCTTCTCAATGTCCACTCGCGGCTGGAATACTTGCTCGATCTTGTTGCCCATAACCTTGTCCACCTCCTGGGCGGCGTGCGCGAAGTCCCAATCGTTTTTGCCCATGATCAGGTCGAACCCGCTACCTGGGCCGCAGTGCGAACAGAAATAATCGCCGTTGCCCTTGTAATCGGTAAACCGAAACCTGTCCCTACCCTCGCATAGCGGACACGGCCCGTGCTTACCGGACAGCTCTGCTTCAGTGAGCCCCATTGCAGTCAGGATGCCGAGCCATCTACCATGCGCGGCGGCCTTCGTATCGTTGTTCATTCGCATGGCGGCGGTTGCTCCTTCCAATTTAGCTTTGGCCATCCGCAAATAGACTCCAGCCACTTACGCGTTCTCTTGTCCCCGGTAGCTCTCCAATATCTTACCTTTGGTTTGCGCCGAACTTTTTTCGTGTATCCGTTGCGAAAGGCATCACGAGAATGCTTTCCGGGGGCCACGTAATCAAATCTGGGCGTCTTCCTATCCATGTCTGTCCAACCGGCATAATGCCAGTTGCACGCCCTATACATATATCCAAAGTGACCAACGCTTGTATCGGCATAGGAGCATATCAACAAGCCCTGCAAGGTGTCTTTCAAACAACGAGAAAGAAACCAACTGGCGAAATTCTTTGGCATGGCGTCGTCTATCCAGACGCGATTTAACTCCAACACCAAATTCGGATAATCCGGACAAACGCTTTTTTGCAGATGTCGGCTGGCGGGCACCCCAAAGGTCGCAACAGCCACAACATTGTCAATTCTTGCTGGTGTTTTTCCATTCAGCGTCACAGCATAAGCTTGGCTTATGGGTGGGCGACGATGCAAGTAGTGGCGTTCAAGCAGTATGGGAACAATCCATTTTGGCGGGACAACAGCTATGCTTGGATTCATGTTAGAAATGCTCATGACGGTACAATAGTTATGACATTTCCGTCCTTGATAACAAGGCGGAACCCCTTCGGACCCGGAAACGTACCGTTGCCCCCCACGACGCCGATCATATGTTCCGGGTCGTCCGGCACCAGTCGTCTGACGGCGTCTTCAATGTCCACACCGTCGACCCGCTGGAGAAACCGGAGCAGGGCGTGGGCGGTAACACCAACTTTTCCCTTGCGCAACGCGTTCACTTCTCGTGCTCCATCAGACTGGACATATTAACCCACGCCCTGTGACGCGGCACCGGGCGACCGAGGCGCTTGGCTACTACCAGCTCTTCCTTGGTACCCTCAAACTCCACAAGGCCAAACTTCCGGCCCCGCTTACCGTGACGCACCTGTTTGATCTTCTCCCAATCGAACGGAAGCCAACGCGCCACTCTCTTGCCTTTTATCAATTTCATGTTATTCCCACCATGCAGTAAAAACCGGAAAAGGAAGCTTCCAATACCCGTGATGCCAGCTCTGCTCAACGTAACACCATTGCTCGACCAAACCGCGGCGACCGATCTTATACGCACCAGTAAATAAGATCTTCATGTAGTCGCCCTTGAAATCGATTAGCTCCGTTTCGGCCATGGCCTGTTCTTCGTCCTGTATGCGTGCTTGATATTCAAGTGGGTGATGTAGGCTAGGCATTCCTTGGTCGGCGTCACCGGAACCCTGGACATGTTCTTGGGCCATACCCCAAACTTGCTCTTGTACTTGTACGAGACGCTGCCCATCCTGTGGCCTTTGCTTGCGGCGTACGCGCAAAACATCGAGTACCAGCGTTGCTTCTCTTCGTGCGTCGGCGGCAATAACTTGTTGGCCTGCTCTTTCGCCTTCGCTCGTTTCTCGCGCCTGACCTCTATCAGGTCGGCGTGCCGCATCTCGACGTATTCTCCGCGACGCTCCGGTACGTGTCCGCAGTGCGGGCAACATAGCTGTCCCTCATAGACGTGCCCGCATTCCTTACACGTGATCGGGTGCTTTTCGTCAAAGTCTTCCTGCCGGTCCAGCCGGTCATCGCATGCAAGGCCGTCGGTAAGCTGCCAGTTATGATCATCCTCAAGGTACCCGTGTTCGTACAGGTTGCCCGAGTGGTCGATTATAATTGAATCCTCTTTACCGGGAAATGTTCGTAGGACTCTCCCTCCCATCTGGATATAGAGGCCGAGATTCCTTGTTGGTCGCGCCAGAATACAACAATCCAGCGAGGGACAATCGAAACCCTCCGTGAGTACCATGCAGTTGCTGATGACCTGTATATCTCCGCGCGCGAGAGCCGCCAGCGCTTCATCGCGCTCCCTGAGAGGCGTCGTACCGTCGATGTGTGCGGCCCTGTAGCCAGCCTTGGTAAACTCCTCAGCGATATGGATTGAGTGCCGGACTCCAGAAGCGAATACAATCGTTTTTCTCTCTGGTGCGATTCGAACCCAGTTCGTAATGATGTCACCGACCGCTTCACGGTGGTCCCTGACCTTCTCAAGATCCCCTTCAACGTAATCACCCCTCGCTATTTTGACCCCTGTCAGGTCTGGTATGGTTGGCACAAAGTACCTGGGCGGCACAAGCCGGCCATTGTCAATCAATTCTTCCATGCTCGGCGCCAGCACCATGAAATCGTAGTGCCGCGCCAGCCCCTTGCCGTCACCGCGGATCGGCGTTGCGGTCAAACCTATGCTGATCGCGCCCTCCGCCTTGTAGTGATCGAGCAGCTTCGTGTAAGTATTCGACAGCGACCTGTGCGCCTCGTCGACCATCACCACGGAGACCGCGGGCAAAGGTAGTTGGTACTTGCGCTTCTCGTTCATGTAACGCGCGCGTAGCGTGTCAATGCTTGCTATTTGTACGCCCTTCCAGTGATCGGTCATTTCGCCGGCCATGATGATGCCGTGTTCAACGCCGAACCTGTTGAGTTTGTCCGCGGTCTGGTAGATCAGCTCACGCCGATGCGCCAGAAATATCGATTGCTTCTGCTTCTGTTCAGCCGAGTGAATGATTGACGCGCCAATGACTGTCTTGCCTGAGCCAGTCGGCGCAACGATAAGAATTGATCGGTATCCATTTCGAATAGCCTGTCGTACTTCTTCGATGACATCAGCCTGCTCCTGCCATAGTTCAACCATCCTGGGTAACTCGAAACTCGCAGTACCTTCCGTGGTTGGCTGCCCAGTCGTCGTCGAGAAATTCGCTATCGATAAACATCCCGTCGTTGGTGAAAGCCCGAATGTTGCTGGCCTGCATTTCGCCGACGACATCAATGCCGCAGCATGGGCATCGCTTGGGTACCTCTGAGTTGACCAGGATACAAGTCGTATCTGTTGGTTTTGCCATCGCGCTATCCTACCTTGTTGGATTGACGGCCGCAAGGGCCAGAGACTTTTGCTTCTCATAGAACACGCCGAGAATGCTGGGCCTAAACCACTCTCCGCGCATGTGGTGCTCTCTGCCAAGCTTATGTAGGCGCCTCTCTAGTTTTTTGGCGGCGGCCTTGGTGTCGCATGGTATCAACCCAGCAACCTTTACCGCATAAGCATTGACGGTCTGTAGTGCCCTGGCCCTTCCATTGGGGTCACCACTAAATCCAATTTTCACGGCATTGTCGGCCTCAATGGCGTACACATAAAACACTTCCGGCTTTTTCCGAGACGGCTTCGACTCCCCAAGTCTGCGAAGTATGGCCAAGCGCGTATTCAAAGCACGGACAAATGTCCATTGACGTTCCGACAGGCACCCCTTGGCGCGCCACTGCGTAACCAAGGACCTCCTAAAATCCTCGTCCTCACAGTCATCAAAACTCTCGCCGCTAAGCCTAACAATGCCGTTCTCGTTACGGGTCAGAGTCCGACCGAGCGCCGATCCTTTTCTGCGTTTTTTTCGCCCCAACCGAACTCTCCAAAAAAAGTGAGTAGCCGCCCTTTCCACAACTGGTGACAATTGCGTACTAGGTCCTGGCTCCATAAGTGCGTGGGGGCAATAGGCACAGCCACTAATCCACGGTAGCGCTTTCTCGACAGCGGGCACACTTCTACCCCAAATCTACGTGTGTCAGACGACGGGCACCATGACACAAATACATGCCGCCGTCAACGACTTGCGTGATTTATCTTTAGAGGCCCGCACTCCTTCTTATAGCCATCAGCGGGTCTTAAATAAATCGGCCGGGTCCTTGACGGAGCCGCCTTGGTAGTGTAGTGTTCGCCATTCGACCAGTGATGCGTGAAAAGCGCGCACGTAAGGCAGGGTTATTGCACTCCACCGATCCGGATGATTGTACATCCTCACTGGAAACGTGACCGGTCCACAGGCTATCGTAATTCAGTCAGGCCCGCGAACCAGACTGATGACAGACGCTTGAAAAGGTGCATCCGGGGTAGCGACCGGACACTGATCGTGAATTTAACTGGAGATACCGTGAGTAACAAGATTCTACCTGAAGCCCAAGCCCGCGAAAAGATGGCCTCGATCATTCAAGAATCGAAGCGCCGCTTCACGGTGCAGAATCAGAAGACCGGCATGCTGAGTTTCGCAGCCGAAGCGCGATACGCCCTTGAGAAGATTTCAAACAGCAAGCTGCTGCTCAAGTGCGATCCGGAAACCCTAAAGGACAGCATGGTTCACCTGGCGGCCGTCGGCCTCAGCCTAAACCCCGCATCACAGCAGATGGCGCTTATCCCGCGCTGGAACACAAAGAAGAACTCGTTCGATTGCACAGCGTCACCTATGTATAGGGGCCTGATGAAACTCGCAACCGACACCGGCCTGATCAACAACATCACCGCCGAGGTCGTGTACGAATTCGAGGATGACGGGTTCGATGTTGATCTGGGCTCCAAGCCATACCTAATACACAAACCGAAATTCAGCTCCGGCACCAGCGAGCGCGTTATCGACCTTGTCGACCTGGACAAGAACAAAATGATCGCCGCCTACTGTATCGCGCATTTGAAGAACAGCGAGTGGCCGCACATCACCGTCATGGATCTGTCTGAGGTTCAGGCCATAGCCGGCGCGTCCGACGCATTCAACCCAAGGAAGGAAGGAAAGAAGCCCTCTGGCCCGTGGGTGTACTGGTGTGGTGAGATGGTCAAGAAGGCCGTCATTCGCCGAGCCAGCAAGCAATGGCCCCTGTCAGACGACAGCCGCTACCAGCGCCTTCTGCTCGCAATCGAAGCGGACAATCGCGCGGAAACTAACGAACAGCGCACGGAAGTACGTGCCGAGCAAATTGAAGCGGAAATGGGCGAGCTGGTTACTGAGGAGCAGGTCGCTCAAATCAAGGACCTGTGTTCAACGCAGGGGCTGGATCACGACACCGTGTACTCCAACTATAGCGTGAACGCGCTCAGCAAAATCCAGATGAAATACTTTGACGAGATCGAGGAAAAACTACTTGACCGTCAGCGTCGATACAATGCCGCCAAGGAACCCAAGCCCGATCCGATAGAGGATCAACTCGACAGCGACACCACCCGGCAGGAACTGGAATGAGCACAACGCAAGGGCTCACCGTGTACGCAGAAAACTCCCGACTGAGAAAGCGCGTGAAGGAGCTGCGAGGGCGGATCGAACAAGCGTATCGCGCGGGGTTCTATGATGGTCGCGGCTATCAGGACGAAGGCGGTGAATTTATTTACCAGGATGCCGACGAGGGGTGGGAGGACCTTAACTCTCAATGACCGTGAAACTAACCAAGTACGATTTCAGCCTTCTGACTCTGCCGCCAAGCGGGGAGTCCAACACGCAAGAGTGGCTTGACGCTCGGCGTGGCCGCATCACTGCATCGAAGCGCGCGCACATGATATTGAATTCGCGCCGCAAGACGCTGAACGCCATGATGGACGAAATGGCGGAGGAATTACATCACCCGGCCGCGGACGGCTTCAGCGGCAAGTTCACGGAACACGGGAATGCTTTCGAGGCACAGTCTATCGGCGAGTACAACATGGGCCGGCTAACGTCCGGCAAACTGGATCGATCCCCAGGCATGATTGTTCATCCGGACTTCGATATCGCGAGCGCCACACCAGATTTCCTTGAGGGGGAAGACACCACGGGGCAGGCAAAGAACCCTTTTCACCTCAATAACCACCTGAAGCTGCTGCACTGGGGCGTCAGGAAGACCAACCTGGGGTACTACACTCAGATTCAATTCGAGTCATTCGTCACCCAGCGCCCCAAGATCGTTTTCATCAGCTACCACCCGGACGCAAAGGCGACGAACCAGCTCAGCATAGAGCTGCTTGACCGGGACGAGGCCATGCACGAGAGGTTCTGCGAGAAATTAACCGAAATTACCTGGATGTTGGTTAATCATTGTAGGTACAACGTTAAGAGCAAACCCGTTGGGGCAGATGCAATCCCAGGCTTGTTCTGATGAGAAGGTGTTCAAAATGCAAAACAGAAAAACCCGAATCTGGGTTCTATGCGGACAAATGGCAGGCAAGCGGCTTTAGGTCATCCTGCAAAGAGTGCGACAGCAATTACAGGTCATCGTTAGTCACGCGTCAGAATCGCACGGCCTATACCCGCAAATACTACAAAAAGAACGCCGCAAGGCTGAAAGCAGCACAGAGAGCCTGGCGACTCAAGCGAGAATTTGGCATCACAGTCGATGACTGGGACCAGATGCTCAATGACCAAAATGGTGAATGCAAGATCTGTCAAGCTAAACACGAAAATGACCCCAGAGGACTATTCGTTGATCATTGTCATGAAACTGGAGTGGTTAGGGGTCTTCTGTGCTTCCAATGCAACACAGGCATTGGCCACCTTCAGCACTCCATCATCATTCTGGAATCAGCCAAGAAATATCTGTCTGCCTGTTGACGTAATTAGAGGTTTCCTTTAAGATGCGGTATGAATATTCAGAAGACGAGGATGAAGACGAAGCGTACGACCGACTACGACAGCACGATATCGACGAACTCAAGGAACAATTGGAGATGGCCGAGACGCGCAGAGCGCCAAGAACAAGCCGTATTGCGGCAGGCCTCCTACGATTCTTTGACGTTAAGTACGAAGATCTCAAGGGCAGAAGGAAGAAGAGGTGAGTCCAAAAAGGAACTCACGAAATTGAGGACACAGAAAAATGGAAATTAAACTAACGTCCACCAGGTTGGGTGGTGATTTTCGAGGCCGCAGCGTATTTTTATGTGCTCCCGCCCTTCGTCGAAAGATTGATCTGCCTAAGGGCGTGCAGGCTATTTACGCCGTCTTCACAAAGGCCAGCCCAAACGAAGACTCGTTTACCATTCATGAACCCAAAATGGGTGGGGACTGGTCGTGTAGCGGCAAAAACACGCAGAGATCACGAATAAAGGAATGGGGCGGCCAACTTTCCTGGCGTACGGAAAAGGTCCTTGCCCGACAATACGAGCAGGGATACCGGTACGTCAATTTTGATTACGAGGTACCCGAATAACCGAGCGGCCAAACACCATGAAAGACATCACACTATATTCGAGCAAGCTTCCCGGCACCGCGAAGCTGAAGCAGATCAACCTCGACCTTACCAAGTACATGGAAGAGGCCGAGAACCTGGTTGCCCAGGCCGAGCGCGCCGAGATAACCGACTCTGACTCCTACGCCAAGGGCGGGGACCTTATCAGCATCGGACGAACTCGGTCGAAGAAGGCTGAAGAGGAACGGACAAAGCTTGTCGGGCCATTCAACAAGCTGATCAAGTTCATCAACAGTGCCTACAAGCTGCCGAAGGAACGGTTCACGGATTCCCGCACCATCGTCGAAACCAAGATGCTGAAGTGGAAGAGCGCCGAAGACAAAAAGCTTCGCGCGCAGGCCGAGCTAGATCGGAAGGCCCTGGAGGCCGAAGCGCTGGAGCGCGCCGCCCTTGAGAAAACCGAAGAGGCTCAGGACGAGGTTATGGATCAGGCCGCGGAAGCTGGCGTAGAGTTAGTGAAAGAGGCTGACGTTGGACTGCAACGCGGAACCTTCGGATCATCGACCGGAACCAAAAAAAGCTACAGCACCGAGGTGTTCAATACTAAGTGGTTCCTTGGCGCTTTGCTGGCACACATTGATAACGGCAACTCGCGAGAGGTCAACCTTGATGCCTTGATCGATTTCAAGAAGGTCGGCATGAACAAGTTTGCCGAGCGCATGTACAAGGCAGGCGTCCGCAAGATGGAAGGCGCGAAGTTTATCGAATCCGAGAAGATCCGGGTTTACTGAGTAGAGAGTACTGGGCTGCACAACAGCCGAAAATGTTGGTGCTCGGCCGTGAGCCTTGCGGAGAAATACGGGATGACGACGACGCACGTTAGTCCTTAGGTCATTGGGACCAAAATTAAGGCGGCGTTTAGATTTTTCACAACCCATGGACGAGAGGTAAATTGAAATGGGCAGTTTGAACAAAGTCCTAATTATAGGCAACCTGGGGCAAGACCCCGAACTGAGGTACCTGCCCAGCGGAGACGCTGTGGTAAATCTCAGCGTCGCCACTACAGACCGGTGGAAGGACAAGACGACGGGCGAAGACCGAGAGAAGGTCGAATGGCACCGCGTATCGTTCTTTGGTCGACGCGCAGAAGTGATCGGCGAGTTCTTCGCAAAGGGAGACCCGATATTCGTTGAGGGCAGCCTGCAGACGCGCAAGTGGCAGGACAAGGAAGGCAATGACCGCTACTCAACTGACATCAAGGGTCGCGACTTCCAGTTTCTGAAGGCGAAGGGCGAGGGCGGCGGAAGCCAGCCCAGGTCACGAGCTGCGGAAGACGAGGATCAGTCTCGAACTGCACCGGCCGACGCCGAAAAGCAGGAAGAGTTTGACGATAATATTCCCTTCTGATGGCGGACGACCTCGAAAAAGCTGAAGTGCTTGGCAAGTTGTCCGCTATTTGGCGTCGTCAGCTAGTGAGCCATGCTCAGGAAGCGAACGGCGTAGAGCTATTCGCTGTGTACAAGGATGAAGCGTTGATGGGCTGGATGGGGCTGATCATGAAGCCCTGGATCGGCGAGTTCAACAACAACAAGTGCCTGCTTATGCCGTTCGGTATGTGGATTCACCTCAAGGCGCACGCGGCTGAGACCGTCACTCCATTTCGCATTGTACTGAAAGGGAAGGGCCTTGTCGCCAAGGCATGGATCGGCATCACCGGGCTCAAGTACGCCGTACGAAACACAAAATACGGAGCGTGCCTACACATTCCGCTGACAGAATTCAAGTCAGTCGATAAGGAGTAAATTATGATCGGCGAAATCGCGACAATCAACTTCAAGTGGGCAGTGATCATGACCCACCTTATCTTTACATCGCCGAGCGTCGAGGTCCTTGGCCCGCCGCTGATTGAAGCACTGACCGAACCTACGGAAAGCTGCGCCGTGCTATTGCTTGAAGACCACGACGGGTGGATAGCTGAGTGCATCAACACGGCAACCCCGGAACCAATCGTTTACGAAATCGTCACCGAACTGCTGTCCATTACGTATGACTCCCGCAAGCAGTGTCAAGATTCAGTGGACGACGCCATGGTTCGCTGGTCGGGCCTCCCGGCAACGGAGCGCCTGATCGGCCTTACCCTGAAGTGCTTCTGGATAGATCTCGGGGAATAAAATGAAGTCCCCGCGCGATCTCATGATGGCAAAGCTGGAGCTGATAGCCGCCGGCAGCTCCAAGGAAAAGCGAATCACCGGCCCCGGCGAATACCCTCCCTGCTACAATAACTTGTTCCAGTACATGCAATGGCAGCAGGCCGCGCAAAAGCTGGAAGGCGCACCTCCTCCCGTCAGGAAAGACTGGCCAAAGGAGCCTAATTATTGCCGAGACTGCACCGCCGGATACCGCAATCGAATGCGCGACGAGGGCCGGTGCCTCTTCCCCAGCACGATTTTCGTTGAGGTAGGCGAAAAAGACGAGTTGGAAACAGTGGGGACATCACCATGAAATTTGAATACGCCAAGCCAAATGAATGGCGTGCGCCGATTCTTAATGGGTACAAGGCGTGTTGCTGCGATTGTGGGCTGGTGCATGAGGTTGACTTCAGGGTGTACAAGGGACAAATTCAATTCAGGGTGAGGCACAGCAATCGCTCAACTGGACAGGTGCGACGGTGGATGCGGTACCATGGCCTACAAACTTATGGATAAAAAAATCCCCAAACCCCTTGACACCCAGGAAAAAGGGGTGTAGAGTCATCAGAATGTTCAGATCAACTCGCACAATTATACAATCACTCAGCCATTTGTGGCTGGGCTTCGCCATCGCGGCATCGAAAACGTATCGCGAAGACGATAACGGCTTGTAACACCGGTTTCCATGTCTCCGGTGTCTCCGGAGGCTCAAAAACAAACCCCTCCAGAAACACCGTAGCAGGACCAGAGTCGCCAAGCGTCTCGGGTCCGCTCTTTAACAACTTGGGCGTAATTTTTTGATTCGTTTGCCGTATTGGCATTCGGATCACTGGGCCGAACCGTGCGCGTGCGCACCAAGTAGGCCCCTTAGCGGGTGTCCTGACAGGCTCAGGCACTAGCCTTCCAAGCTTGATGTCAGGGTTCGAGTCCCTGTACCCGCTCCAAATTCCCGACCGGGATCATTCTGGCCGTATGAGGCCCTTAATTGAAGAATGTTCCCGATCAGTATCATGGGGAGGACACCCATTCGGCAGGGTACCCGGCTGTAACCCGGAGATCGGCTAGTCCGTGTTGGTTCAAATCCAGCCCGCCCCACCAGTTTCTGAAAAGCATGTTATACTGGCGCTTGTGAATAACAGCAAGACATGCTACAAGTGCGACACGACCAAGGTTCTAACAGACTTTCATCGTCGCTCCAAGGCTAAGGACGGCAGGCAGGGCATGTGTAAACGATGTAACTCTAACTGGGTTCGTGGCAGATATGCCAAAAACAAGGCATCCCACTACCTAAGTGTGAGGAAAAGCAGAGACAGGAGAAGGATATACCTCCAAGACCTGTCCATTGGAATACGCGCCAAATCTGGGTGCGTGGATTGTGGCTTTTCGGACCCAAGAGCCCTGCAGTTTGACCATATAGATAGGGCCAATAAATATATGGCCGTATGTCAACTGATAGCCAATGGCGTTTCAGAGCAAAGAATTCTTGATGAGATTGCAAAATGCGAAGTTCGGTGCGCAAATTGTCATGCAGTTAAAACAGCACAACAGTGCAATCACCGATCAAATGATGCTAGGTGGCAGAGCGGTAATGCCTCGGACTGTTAATCCGAAGGCTGGGAAACCAGCGTAGGTTCGATCCCTACTCTAGCAGCCACGGTTGTTTAGCATAGCGGACTAATGCAGTGCCCTGTCAAGGCAAAGACCGCGGGTTCAAATCCCGCAACGACCGCCAATTTGCAAAAAGGTAGTAACGGCCTCCCAACTGATGCATCTAATGAGATCCAGCGGAAAATGAAAGGCGTTACACGAGTGGGATCAGACTAGGTCTGCGCGGTTCGAATCCGCATGACCCCATCGAATTTTAATGCTCGGTTAGCTGAGGGGTTTAGCACCACCTTTACACGATGGAGACGGGGGTTCGATTCCCTCACCTTGCACCAAACACGGGGGATTGTGCGTAATTGGGAACCTGCTGGTCTTGCACACCATGCGTTGTCGGTTCGACTCCGACATCTTCCACCAAATGCCGTTCGGGGCCTAACGGGTGCAGAGCATATGTATGTACTACGGCCTGGCATCGCCCTCGCTGGACGGGGTGTGTTTTTACAAAAACGTAAATGGTACCAGCAAGAACAACCAAAGAGAAGGTCTCGGTCTTCAGTTTAGCGGCTGAAGAGGTTCGGATAAGCTGCCGAGCAGTGGCGTACGTTAACACCCGAGACCGATTGTTTTGCAGGTGAATACAAAGTGATTCGAGTACCTGGTTTTTCACGCCAGTCCTAGCGAGTTTGAGCCTCGTCGCCTGTTCCAAATTTAAGCCGGTGTGGTGGAATGGGTATACACATTAGTTTTAGAAACTAACGCCGCAAGGCACGGAGGTTCGAAGCCTCTCACCGGTACCAAATTATGGTGTTCGTAGCTTAGTGCAAAGCCCCTCCCTGTGAAGGAGGAAGTCGTCGGGTCGTATCCGTCCGTCCACCCCAAGAGAGCATGGCAGACTGGCTATGCGTCGGATTGCAACCCCGAAGAAATGAGTTCGATTCTCTTTGCTCTCTCCAATTTTTCTGTGATTAGCTCAGCCTGGCCAGAGTCCTCGCCTTGGAAGCGAGTTGTCGAAGGTTCGAATCCTTCATCGCAGACCAAACAGTAGCGGGGTAGAGCAGCCTGGACAGCTCGCTTGGTTCATACCCAAGAGGTCGAGGGTTCAAATCCCTCTCCCGCCACCAACCACGTCGGTCCTATAGGGATCGGCAGGACCTCTTCAGAGGAGAGTCGTTATGCCCTCGGCGATGCCGCGTGGCGACCGAAGGACAAAAGCTGAAAGCCCTATCGTGACGATGGCAGGAAGGCGGCTACAAACTCTTCGGATTATGCACTTGTCGTCTAATGGCAGGACAGTTGCTTCTCACGCAGCAGACGAGGGATCGATACCCTTCAGGTGTTCCAATTTTCAACGTCGAGTAGCTGAGTAGGTGCAAGCATTCGCCTGATACGCGAACGGAGCTGGGTTCGAGACCCAGATCGACGACCAAATATTTAGCCTTTGAAACATTTATCCGGATGATGCCTCCCTTTGTACGGTAGAGAACAGGGTTCGATTCCTTGCTAAGGCTCCAAATAATCCCCTTGTCCCAATGGAAGGGTAGCAGTTTTCTAAACTGTGACTGTGCAGGTTCGAGTCCTGTCTCGGGGTCCACTCGCGGCCGGCTGGAACAGGGCCAGTGATTCCTAATCACAGGATCGTCGGTTCGAGTCCGACTCGCGGGTCCAAATTTTAACAGTGCCGGTGTAGCCCAACTAACGGTAGAGGCAAAGGCTTCAAAACCCTTTCAGTGTGAGTTCGAATCTCACTTCCGGTACCAACCTTTCTTAGCTCAGTTGGTAGAGCGGCCCCCTGAAGAGGGGCGCGTCGGTGGTTCGAATCCATCAGGAAGGACCAAATAATAGGCAGGTAGCTGACGTTGGTACAAGCAGTCGCCTTATTCACGACCGGACGTGGGTTCGATTCCCATACTGCCCACCAAACAATTCGGGGCGTAGTAGTCACCAGGACCACTAGGGATAGGTCCCTTCGGATGGCCACCTGGAGAGGCGCGATTATAAAGCGGAGTCGTAACCGTCCGCCCTGAGTCATACATATACTCGCCGTGACCGGAGTCTGGATACGGCCCTGCCTTCGAAGCAGGTTTACGCGGGTTCAAATCCTGCCGGCGGGTCCAAATTATAGATCGGTAGCTCAAGCGGGCAGAGCAACTGGTTCTTACCCAGAAGGTTCGGGGTTCGAGGCCCCGTCGATCTACCAAGCACCCTTAACTTAACAGGCAAAGACTGGTCTTTTAAACCATGGGTCGGGGGTTCGAGTCCTCCAGGGTGTACCAAATTATAGAGAGTTGGCCGAGTGGCTTAAAGCAACAGGTTGCTAACTTGTCGGTCCTTCGCGGGACCCGTGGGTTCGAATCCCACACTCTCTGCCAACACGCTCTTGAGGGCAGCTTAACCGACTTAAGTCGCGCTCAAGAGCAGATGGTAGGCCGCAAGGTTGGCGTGCTTATCGGTCTTGAAAACCGTGATGGCCTAACGGCCGTGAGGGTTCGATCCCCTCGCCTACTTCCAGATTCTAGGTCGTTGTCTCTAGTGAGCAGAAGAGCCTCCAAAACTTTTCAGGTGGGCGCGCAACCTACACGATCTGCCAAACAAGCCCCGTCATAGAGTCATCGGGCTGCGAAAGCAATACTAATAAGGCTCCGTACGAACGGACTGACGGGCATAAATACCTGCATTTATTCATATGTGCTGGTAATTTTTACCGACGGGGTGACGCGAAGTTGCGGGACCGGCCTTTGAAACCGCGAGCGTCGGAGCGATACCGACCACCCTAACCAACAATCGGGGCGAGCAGGCGCATGAACGGCCTCTGAAGCCGAACACGATGGTCCGACACCGTCCGCCCCCACCAATGTTACGCCCAAGTTGTGATATACTCCTGGTCTAGTCACGGGAGCGCCCATGGCCCTTCAGGTGAATGACAAAATCGAAGTCAGAATCAACACGGCGTGGAAGCCGGCCGTGATCAAGCATCTATATGCCGATGGCGACATTGCCTTTTTGACCGCCGAATTCCTCGACGACAGCCAACTGAACATTATGGTCCTCAACGAATACACCGTGTGGAGATATCCGGATGCCCCTGTTGTTTCTTCTTAAATTCCTGCCCTTCCTCCTGAAACTCAAGGGACCCGCCAAGATCGCGGGAGTCTTCCTTAAGGGGAACTGGGATAAGGTCCTGGTGGCCGTCGGCATCATCCTCCTGGCGACCCTGATCCACTTCAAGAATAACACCATCGACAGACAGGAAGCCGTGATTGCCAGCTACGTGGTGATACTGCAAAAGGCTGCCGAAGCAAACCTCACAAACCAAAAAACTATCGACTCGCTGGAGTCGGCCAACGCATCATTTGCAGAGGCCATGATAGTACGCGAAGAGGTCCGGGCTGCAGCCAGCGTTGCCGCCGCGGATCGCGCACGACGGGCGCAAATACGACTCGACGATACACGAACACAACTGAGAGACTTGGAAAATGAAACACCGACTTGTGCAGACATTTCACGTATTGACATTGGCGCTGCTTGCCCTCTGTCTACTGAACTCATGCGCCGCGCGGCAGCCGGAGATTTTGATCGAAACTAGGGACGTTATTACCTACGTTCCGACGCTCGTTCCGTTGCCGGCAGTTCTTACGATGGATTGCTACGTTCCGGAATTCCCGGACCCGTACCTATTGTCTGATTCAAAGGATCTCACGGTTGAGCTGTACTCTGCACTGCATGGGTGCAACGACGACATGGCCGCGATCCGCGAGCTGCAGCCAGCCATCCCTGAGGGTGCCGTCGAGAATCTCGTGTATCCAGTTACTGAGTAGCGCAACCATGACCCAAGATGAAATCGAAAACGGAAGGAAATATCTTCAGCACTGCATTGACATGCTGAGTGAAAACAGGCTCAAGTGGTGGGCAATCAGCGTTGGCTTTAATGACGGTGGTCGCCAGGCGATACACAGCAAGGACGCGCCAAAGCGCCCAGCCGGACTCGCTTAGTCAGTAGAGCTACGCTCCCGCACGTTGGCCCAGTTGTAGGAAGCAATGCCGGCCGCCACAATCATGGCCATGTTTGCGTCCAGCTTACCAAAGTAGGCCAGAGCAAAACCTCGGGTCATGCCGTACATGGTTACAAGAAACTTACGTGACGCGTACCCGTTTACTTTGACTTTCATGACAATCGCCAAACATCAGCAGCCATTCGTCGCGACATTCTTTCGGCTCTTGCCTTTGTCGCCGGATCGCGCCACCACTGGCTGTCCCGCATTTGCGTGCCGGCTTCGTCGAAGTCACCACGCAGAATTGCCTTCCACATGTTCTTGAATTTCTTCACGCCGGCTACGCCCATCTGATAGGCCATACTCCGCACCACATTCTTCCGCGTGATGCTGAGACCATTGTATGCGGGGATAGTCCTAAGCCTCACTTCTTTTTCATCTAGCTCCGCATCGAGCCACTCCTCCGCGACCTTCTTTGAGACAACGATCTCGTTGATCCTGGTGCCGTAGCCAATCGTTGGTAGGCCCAAATGATCCAGGTATACTGTGGCTCGAAACCCCTCGTCGCGCATCAGCGCCCGCTTAAAGCTATCCATCATTTTTCTCCGCTAGGCCCTCTAGTCGGCCAAGAGCCCGCTGTACTTCCAATTCCCGTTCGCCCATCTCGTGCAGCTCTATCTGCAATCTGTCGGCTTCACGCTCCATGGGTATCGTTATCAGGGTAGTATACCCCCCTCCTGCCGCCAACAACAAGGCAATAGCCGTTAGAATTGGCCCCCATTTAGTCTCAACCGGCCTGTTCACGATGGACGCTATCTTGTCGATGGCGTCCACTGCGTGACTCAGCGTGACCTCTATCCGGTCAATGCGACTGCTTATGTCTTGGGATTCTTCACTCATGCTGAGTCCTTTAGTTTTGTTGCTCCGATGGTTACGTCGTTGATCAGGGTGGCAGCATGCGGCAAGTTCGCGCCGATAAGCGCGTCAACCTGCTCTCGCTTGGTCTTGTTGTTCAGCCACTGCCAAATTACCTCATTGTCCCTTTCAACTTTGTTACCCTCGTCGTCATACGGGTTTTTCTCGCCCCTAGGACGATACTTATAAATCCTCTCTGCCAGGTTTCGCTTCCGATCAATAAGCCTGTCCAGCCTTTCCTTCTTCTCGTCGGGAGTCATGTTCTTGTTCGCGTGAATTCGCACGATCTTTTTGTTGACCAACTGGATCTGCTTATAGGTTGGAGTCATTTTTCTTCGAGCGAACAATAGAGCCCTGCGGGTTTCCTTAATCCTCCTGGCCTGCGCCCTGGCATCAGGGGTCCTGTCTTTCTTTAGGTCCTGTATGGTCTGGTATATCGTCTCGGCCCGATCAAGTACGTCGTACATGGCCTCCTGGTATTTGTCGAACTTGGGGAAGGGCTCACGCCGGAATCGACTGGTTACCGGAAACTGTTCGTCCAGGCGCGGCGTCGGCGCTCCCTCAGAGAAGAGCATTCGGTCGGCTATTCCAAGAGAGTAGTCTGCCAGCGTAGCGAAGTACCTCTTAAGCAAAAATTCCAACTGCTTCGGCGAGCGCATAAAGTCAGGCGCGTCTTCCGGCATGTTTTGTGCCAGCCACACCAGCGTCTTGTTCGTTCTGTCATTGTAGCGACGGCTGGCGTCGAGCTGAGATTCCCAGTAGTTTTCTATTGGCGCCCCAGTGAAAAGGTTCTTATTGACGGCCAGCTCATATATAGGAGTAACGAGCTGCACCGTTGGCCTCAAGTTAAACTGCTCCATCAGCACCCACCAAAGAGCCTCACCGACCGCCTTGCCCTTATCAGACTCTTGTGACAGCATGTACTCAAGCCCGATCTCTGGGACGGTGCTGAACATAGCGCCGACCTCGAATGGTTTCGGTAGACGATAGTGATCGCCCTGCTCGAACACATCGAAGAAATGGTAGTACATGTGCTTGTCGTAGTCCAGCAGTGCCTTGTATTCGTCTCGGTCGCGGTTGTTCAGGTATAGTGCCACAGTAGCCAGCACGACCATAAACCCGCGGCCGGCAACCCACATGCGCTCTGTGCCGCTTTCGGCTGCGAATCCCCTTCCCGTTCGCGCGAGACCCTGTATTCTGGCGCCAAGGAATGGTACCGTCTCAATAAAGAATTGCAGCAATGGGCTAGAGCCTCGCACAGAGAAGTCCATAATATCTCGCGCTTCGTACAAGGCCTGCTTTCTGCTGCCGGTTTTGCGCAGTGCTTTCTTGAAGATGCCGATACGAGCGGCGTTTTCCGCGCCGTTCGTAAACCTCAGATATAGTTTCGCAAGTTTTCTTGGGGAGTCAAGGATGTTTCCTCGTCCGGCCTTCATAAGCCCCCTCTTCATCGCCTGTACCGTTTGCCCAGGATCGCTGGTGTTGATGTAGCCAGAGTCGAACATACCGCCGCCAGCCATCATCTCCTTAAAGGTCTGCGATCCGTACATCGCTTCAGCCCATCCCGCGATAGAATCAACCACCGGAACGGTTTGACCGTAGCGAATCAGAACGAATGAATGCAGCATATCCCTGAACCAGTTGGCGAAAACAAACCCAGGGAACCTGGTAATGATCAGAGTGATCAGGCGCTTGGGAGCCCTCAGTATCTTCATCATCCATCCGAAGTTTTTCGCACCAACGGCTTCCATGCCGCCCATAACCCCTTCGTCATGCACGTAGTAAAATTCCTTCTTCCCCTTGACCTGCATGCTGACAACGTTGTCCCCTTCCTGGGTATGCTTGAGAGACATCATCCTCTGTATGCCCGTCAGAAATTCCTCCGTCTCTGCGCTTATGTCAATGCCGGCGTCCTTGAGCATGGCCTTGATCTGATCCATGGGAATCAGGGCCGTAGATATTTCCATCTTCGGCACTTTTGTCACAACTCCGCTGTCTTTGAATTGATTTATGACATCAGACATGGCTCGATTCTTAACGGATGCCTCGATGAGCATGCTAATATTGTCGAAGATGTTTTCTAGTGCAGGTTTTAGTTTTGCGGTCGACCCCCTCTGATAGTGAATGACTTTCCCGACGCTTCCCAGCTTGGCAAATGCGCCGTTCTTGTCGTGCTTTGCCAGTACCCGGTAGAACGGGATGTGGTCATGCTTCTCCCATAGTTTGCGCGATACCGGATCAATCAGTCCGGCCTCCTGGGCAAAGTCAAGGATCTTGCTCTTGTACGTGTCAAGTTCTTTTTGGACCTTCACAAACAGTTTGTACTGACCCTTCTTTCGTACGTCCTTCAAAACCGCCGCTATCTCTTCGCGACTCACAAGCTTTTCCTTGCCCTCCTTGATAAGGCGACGTGATCGATTGGCTACCAGGTATCGCTCAAAGCTGTGCAGAAGTTCAGCGCTAGTGAGTGGCGATAGAATCTCAGTCAAGCCCTTGGACCCTTCGTCCATCTTTACGCTGTGGCCGCCGTCTTCATCGGTGTGCCATGTTGGCACGGCGTTGTCCAGGGCAGACCTTATTATTACATCGACTCCAGCAGCCAGGCGCACGCTCATGTATCCTCCGCGCTTAATGCCCAACTCTTCCTCCATGTGCAGAATGCCGACAAATTCATCTATCAACTTTATCTCCATGCGCTGAGCCTTACCGTCTCGCATTCTGTCGCGCCACTCGCGCAGGGTTTCAAGTGCGCCGCCCTTCTCGCCGCCGGTCTTCTCATCGAAGGACTTCAGAAACTGGGCGTCTTCCCCCAGGGACTTGACGTCCCCCTTCAGGGCAAACGTGATGTTCGCGCTACTATCGTATGTGCCGCGATTGCCGATGGCCGACTTGATTTGCTCTGGCTCGAATGCGATGTAGTGAACGGTATCCTCATCCATGCCCACCATGCCGCCGACTCGCTGCGACCCGAATTTCTCATCGACGGTGTTATCTATTACCCCATCAAAGCCTGCGGCCCGCAAGGCGTCACGAATAATCTCTTTGCTTATGGGCTGGCCCTCATCGCCTTCAGCGTATCCCAACTCTTCATCGCCGAAGAGTATCTGTATAGCTTCGCTGGCCCGCAACCCGCCATCAATACCGCTCTCCAAAAGACCGGAGATGGCCTGCTCGGCATTCGCGCCTGCATATTCCGCCTCGAATCGCAGGGCAAGGATTAACTCAACCAGCGTGCCGCCTTCTTCGCCGTACTCGTCGGCCTCTTCGTCGTATTCTTGTTCAAAATCAAGGAATGTCTCATTCGATCCGCCGACCACTAGCGGATTCTCCATACGCAAGTAAACGGGCATCGTCGCGCCTTCGTTTGTCATAAGCGCGCGCATGGCCTGTGCCCTAATCTCTGGGTCGTCGTATTCCTTATCCTGCTCTTGAGCGAGGCGCTCCGCCTTCCGCTCTATCTTTTGCGTTAGATCGGGGCCGAGCCCAGCATAATTTTCCAACAGATCATCTACTGAATTGGTAAAGTAAAAACCAGCGCCGAAGTCCGCTTCTGTGTTGGCCTTGCTAGGCGAGAATTCCGCGAAATCGGCAGTCGTTCCGTGATACACAACCAACGGCTCGCCGTTTTCATCGACTACCTTGGAATCACCGAACCACTTAGTAAACGCACTAGACTTCATGGAGAAGAGCGCTTGACCGCTGAGTACAGACATCCGCACCTGATCGGTTATGTCGATGGCGTGTACATCTGCTCGTTGCATTACTGCCGGCATACGCTTCGGGTCCAGATCAAGCTCGGTATCGATCTTTGTCTCCCCAGTCTTCACCCCCTTGTCCAGCTTCCGCACAACCTTGTTGACGATGTTGCGCAGGGTTTTGTCGTAGAAAGACTTCATGCCTTCGCCGCCGACTTTAAGATCGTCGCCGGTTAATACAGTCTGCTCTTCAGCCATCATAATTTTATCGGCCAAGTCCTTCCCAACAGCCTCATCTAGTGGTTTGCCTTCGAGGCGCTGTAGTTCGACTTGCTCAACAGTCTCAATGATGGCGTTATCATTAACGACAACCCTGAACAGACCTCCATCCGGCAGAACCAGTTCAATCGCTCTACCATCATCGTAAACCTGCTCAACACGGACCTCATCTATCTTTGTGGAAAGATCGTATCGCTCAGCCTGCTGCTCGCCGGTAGTCCACGCCAACTGAGCGTAGCCGCCTTCTGCAGCCATCCGGATAAGGCGCTTCATTGAGAGTTCGGC